CAGGTATTGATTCATCTGGAAATACTGAACCATCTTTATTATTAAATGTTTTTATTACACAAGACATGGATGATATGGGTATTGCTACAGATATGGAATATACTTCATATGATGGTAAAGATTTAGCTAATAATTTTTATAGTCCATTAACAGAAAAATTAACTGGTTTAGGGTTATCTTTTTCTTTTATGACTAGTGGTCCAGCAGCCTTGCTACCACATGATATATACAATTTAGATACTAGATACCCAGACAAGGTATTAAGTGATTATAACGAGCCTGGTATTAATTTAAGTGCATATACTTTCCAAAGATTTGAAGAAGTTAAATCATATGATTTAAATAATAGATATATACCAAATTTTAATATGGCTGCTAATAAGACATATACAGACTATCAAGGAAATTCGTATAGTAATGTTAGTAAGGTCTTAAGTAATAATAATTATAGTCCTATAAATTATATTCTTGATGGTGATAATAATGAGACTATAGATGAAAACAACCCATCACCTCAACTAGGTTTATTTTATAAAACTTATGTTGGTAAAAATAGAGCTGTATCCGATAACGTTTTTGGTACATACCTAACAAATGTAACTGAATTGTATTATAAGGGACAAGCTTTTAACGAAACAAACACAAGTTTAAATGCACTAGGTAAAGAAGAATATTTATTTGGTATAACAAGTTCGCCAAATGTATATAGTGATGTATTTATTGATAGAGGTAGAACAACAGTATATCAATCACATATGCAACTTGGTGAGATAGGTAATTTTAATGAATTAATTAATTATGGTAATAGTTACTATAAAATAGTTAAATAATGATATTTATATAAAGAAGTAAAAATTAAATAATATGGCAACAGGAACATATGGAACAGTAAGACCAGCAGACATGTCAAGTGATGACGTAGAAATCACGGTCTTTTATTCAAAAAATAGGGAAAATGCTAACACAGAAGTTTTCAAATTAGATTCTGCTAATCTAGTACCAATAAATAATCCAAATAACACTAGTGGTGGTTTTGAAATCTTTGGTGGTCTTTATAATTTAAAATTACCTGTTACCGACTTTAATAGTAAGGGTATATATACTATTGTATTTAAACCTGTTGAGATAAGAACTAAAATTGTTGATTGTGGTGTGTTATCAGCATACCCAGATATAAAAGGAATTGTTATTGATTCAACAGATAGTAATTTAACACCTTTTTTAGATAGGTTAGAAAATAATAATTTAGTTGGTTATAGAATTGAGTACTTAACTACTGATTCTTCTACATCAAATAAAAAAATACCTAATTTATTTAGAGTAATTACTTCAAATAATAAGTCTGAACCTGTAAACCAAAACTTAAGTAATGTAAATCAAAAAGCTATTAGATATAGATTTAATGATAACTCAAACTTAGTTTTTTGTACAGTAACACCATCAGCACCTAGTAATGTTAAACCTAATACGTTACCATTTATAGGTGGACCTAATCAAGATATTATAATAACAAATACATTTTTCACACCATTTGTTATGGAAATAGAAATGGTGGAATATGACATAGAAACACTAGCTATAGGGTTATTTGCTAACCAAACTAAGAGTCTTGAAGATGGTATTTATACTGTTTACAACTTTAGTAATCAAATTTACAAACAATACAACTTGTATGAAATTAAAGATAGATTTAGTGGTAAACCATTATTTGAGGTTAAAGAAAATAGACTTAATAATATTGATTTTGATAAAGAGTTTGATAATATAGCAGAAGAATAATTTTATGGGTGGTAATAGTGATAGAATAAAGGTAATTGGTTATGCTAAAAGAACGTTTTACGATAACGGAATTGAGTATAGAAATTTTACTGACGATTTAGTTGGTAATCAGCTAACTAGTGATGCTGATGGTACTGATTCTGTATTTACGTATGGTAATTTTGTTACAACTGTAAATTACGAAGGCAGATTAAGTAGAATATTCTCAACCAAAAAGTTTAGTAGCTTCTATTCTTTAAGTACACTTAATTTAGATGATAAAAAAGCTAATGTACTATTATCTAATAATATTAACACTGTAATAAATGTTGATAAAACTAATTTAGGTAGTTTTGCTTACTTTGGGTCATCAACTGAATTTGTTAGAGTTAGTCTTGAAAAAATAATAACTAATTGGCCAGCAGCTTTATACATTTATCCATTTAGAAATGATGGTGATACTACAATAGTTGGTGATACTTTTAGTGATTATACTTTTAATTTTAATTTACAGAAATCAACTTTTAATGTTGATAATAATTTTATAATTAACAATTATGAGATTAATTATAAATCTAATGGGACTAATATAGACACATTTAATGAAGATAATGATTTAAGAAATTTAACTATAAATTACTTAGATTATGTGGTATATTACAATGACACAGAGTACCCAATTATAGGTTTCCAAAGCTCACCTGGAAATAGAAATGGAACATTAACTTTTGAAGTTGACGGGGACCCATTTGGTTCTGTTAGTTCAACAACTATAGAGTACCATATAAAACCTAAAAAAGAGCTTGAGGAAGAATTTTTTAACTCACTTAATGAATACGAATCTTATTTATTAAATAGGTTAGTAACACCTAAGTACACTTCTAAATATAATTATAAAATTGTATCTGACAACGGTAGGATTATAAACGCTAGTAAAACACTTACATGGCCAGTAACTGATGGGTACAATATTGACTTTAATACTGCTGAATATGCTACTTTTGTAACTGATTTATTAAGTGTTACTGAAGGTAAAGACAGTGTTGAGACTAATTTGATGGTTAGATTTCTAACATCGGAAAGTATATCTGATTTTGATACACTACCTAAGTGTGATGGAACTGAAGAAGAGACTGCTGGTCAAAAAATGAATAAGACCTTAAAGATTTATGGTAGAGAATTTGACGAGATAAAAAAATATATTGACGGTATTTCATTTGCAAATGTTGTTACATATGACAAACAAGCGAATATCCCAGACCAACTAGTTAAATATTTAGCTAGAACTCTTGGGTGGGAAATAACATCATCTATAGTTGATAACGACTTAATAAATAATTATTTAAAAATAGGTGGTTCTTCATATCCAGGAGAAAGTAGAGGGTTGTCAGCTAATGAAGCTGAAGTTGAGTTATGGAGAAGATTAATATTGAACTCAGCCCACATATGGAAAAATAAAGGTAATAGAAACCCTATAGAATTTTTCTTTAAACTAATTGGTGTTCCAGATGGTCTTATAGATTTTAATGAACATATTTACTTGGCTAAAGAACCTATAGATATGGATTTATTCTATAAAATTTTAGATAATAATAACCTATCAACAGACTTAAGCCTTTATAATATAGATTCTGAGGGTTATCCTAGATTTAATAGAAATACTAGTGATATGTGGTTCCAGAAAGGTGGAGGATGGTACAGACAAACTGCTGGCTCCGCAGCCACTGAGTATACTCTAATTGGTAATAATCCACATGTTGGGCCATATGACGGTGGTTATGAATACATAGCTCAATTAGATAACATAGTACCTAACTTTAGTGCGTTTACTATAACATCTACAACCGTTACTAGCGCAACCACTCAATTATTCACTAACTATAATAGTGGTCTTATTAATGGCTATTCCAGTACATACTATGTAGAACCTCAATCACTTGACGGAGCAGAATTAAATGACTTAGTTTTATTAACTACTAGTACTATAAAAGATATTTGTCCACAGGTTGAATTAACTGATTGTGGTTGCGACCCTAAAGATGAAGATGATGCAATGATTATTGATATTAAAAATGCGGACATTGGCTTTATACCTACTGAATGTGAAGGAGTACAATTCGAATATATAGATTATGTGGGTGGAGTAGGACCTATTAACCATTCTTTACAATGGGCTAATAACCACTACTATTGGAAATTACCAAATACTAATGGGAGCAATACTACTTATCTAAATAAATATTATAGGCAAGAATGTTGTCAAAAAGTAGCACAAGGGTACCCATATTATTTGAAGGAATATGTATACCCTGTTAATGCTGGTGGGAATTATAGTACGGGAAGTCAAAGTCAAACTCTTAACCTTAATGCATACTCGAGCATTTTAGAAAGGTTTAGAGATGATTCAAGTCAATATACTTTCCAACAAATGCTAGACTTTAGAGATAAATTTTGGTTTGGAAATAATAAAAGGGATGTAGTTAAATATACAGAGGGTTATATTTGTGGTACATCACCAGGTTATGGGGTTAAAGATTTCCAAATCGATGGATGTGGATGTGATTTATCGTGTGGATGGTTATTATCTGGACCAACCTTAGAAGACATGTATTACATGAATGGCTCGTATTATTTAAAATTTGAAGACCTAGACGGTAGCACAGTAATTACAAATCCAGCAGATAGTTGTTTTTGCTCAACTTTAGTACAAACTGAGATAGGTAATCATGTAATACCAGAAGAGATTATTGACCCATACACAAATGAGGGTGGGTATGCTTGTAAACTAAAAGATACTGGGGTTAGGTATTTTCTTACTAATAATACTGTAGAAGATAATTATTATTATGCTGTATTTCATAATAGAAGAAATGGGTTTGCGCCTTGTAATGATATTGATTCTCCATTTTTAATAAAGAGTGACTGGGGCACTAAATCACTATATGAATAATAACGTAATGATTTACAAATAAGATAAAATACTTATATTATAATAAAATAGAATGTTTAGATTTGATTTAGAAGATTACGCAAGTTCAAAACCATGTATTGGTTGGGAAAACACAAGTAGGGAGGAGTTAATTACACGAGGTTACGTGTTCCAGGAAAACAATGATGGTACAGTTACTATCATCAATCCACAAGGTAACGTAGGTCTTGGTAATAGTGGTGGTGATTTATTTTTAAACTATAGTAGACAACAATATTGTTGTGAGCAATCTGGGTATATATTTGATGTTGAAAATTCACAATGCTTATGGTCAACACCTACAGAAAGTTTCGATGACCCATTTAAGATAATAATAAACCCTAATCTAGATAATAGTGTATTATTTGATGTAGACGAAA